GAAGCGGATGCGTGGCATGTTGCTATCTAGGTCAACTTCAACTTGTGCTGGAACGAATCCATAGGTTACATACCTGTCGGCAGCGGTAAACATCTGGGTTGACAAGTCAGAGAAGTCAACGATGCCGTTGACGATTTCTTCACGCTTGTCAGCCTTCTTGCGTTCCTTCTCAGACACCATCGTTGGTGAGTTGCAGTTGAACGCTGGTAGGGGCGCGATGACTTCGGATAGGTCGCGGGCTGAGATGTCCACCATGTTAGCAACAATGGGATTCTCAAATGGACCATCTGGGAACAAGTCTGGAAAAACATCACGCATGCGACCTTGGCGAACCAGGAGAACTTGCTCCATACGCCCATCGCGTTCTGCGTTATCTTGCTTTACTTGCTCATACTTAGTCTTGATTTCATCGAAAGTAAGCGCCACACCCACCTCCTGTTCTATGCGTAGTTTTGTTCATATAGGTTGACAGTTATCTGTCGGGACTGGTCGTACTTGGTATGGAACATGCTGAGACGGTTGTGCGTGCGTGCGAAGGAGCGTGCACTGTTTAGACGGTCACGGCAACCTAGTTCAGCGAACCAGAAAGCCATAACGGTATCCGTCTTTTGCGACTTGGGCGCATCGGGGTACCAAGTAACCAGTTGCTCAATGAGCGACTTGATGCCTTCGGAGGCGTGTGTAGATGGAAACTCGATAAGAGCCTCGTCATCTTCATAACCGTGAAATAGGGTCGTCAGGGATGCAACTCCGAAATTAGAGTCCCATTTGTTTTGACCCGTGTGATGTTCTCGTAAAATTGCACCCCGTGACGACAGGTATTCCCGTACCTCACGGTCCTGAGTCAACATAGTCTGAAAAGCATTTTTCTCAACTCGCCACTCAGAAACTCGATACTTGTCTGTCCAGCCTTTTATCAGCCCTCGTATCTCGTCAGGTTTCATTCCTGGCTTATTGGACACATCAAGCAAATATCGTTTTTGTGTAGAAACATCCAGAGCGAGGCATACGGCAGCAGTGTAGCCAGAACCAGCGGGGTCCAGACCAGCGATAACAATAAGACCGTCCATGCCGTTAGCGCGTGCGCCAGCCTTACCGCGGGGTATAAGCCCCACATTACGAGCACCGTTGATAACACCCTTGATAGCCTCGGATGGGAAAGCAGAATCTTCTTGTACCTGTTGTTGCTGATAGACCATTGCCCACAAGTTAGGCGATATTCGAGCACGCTTCTTGTGAAGCGCAGGTCCATCCCATTTGCGGTAAAGTCCCTCAGCATCAGGTTCACCCTTGCCTGACACGGGCGGCATGTTAGTTTTAGCCCAAAGGGTAACCCACTTGTCTGGGTCCTCATCAAACTCCAATACGGCAGGTTGAGCGAAGTAAGTCCAAGGGGAAGTCTCGTCCGGATAGCGCATAGGGTCGCGCAGTTCAGAGTACAAATCTCTGGGTCTTAGACGGGTGCCTATAACAAGTAGTCTGCCCCCATCGTTGTCAATACGAGACATGACTTCCGACTGAATCCAGTCAATCTGCTTTTCGTACTCATGGGCGTTGGTGTGGTCAACGCAGTCATCCATGATAATCAAATCGGCACGAGCACCATAGATGTGCCCTCGTACGCCGATAGCCTGCACGGTAGGGTCCTTCTCACCAGAATCCCTGGCTTCGGAGGATAGGTAAATCAAGTCCTGCTTCCATGAATCAGAGTTCTTCTCAAAGCCCCCTGGGGGACCAAAGGTAATCTGTAATTCCTGATACTTAGGATGCGTTAGTCTGTTCTTTATGGAGAGCAGGAACTTTTGCGCCATAGCCTGTGTCTTGGACACCACCATGATTCTGATGTTGGGGTTCTGGCAAATCCGGTACACCGCGTAGTTGACCGTAATGGTCGTGGACTTGGCGTGTTCTGGAGGGGTGTTGACTATGAGTAGGTCCGGTGAACCAGCCTCGTAGGTGATGGCAGGGTGAACATCTTTGGGTTCCCTACCCTCCAGCAAATCAATCCAGTGCTCCTGGTGCTTGAACACCTTGGTGCCTAGATACTTCTCTGAGAACTCGGGGAAGGGTGGTACTTCCCCTCGGTTGCCTATCTCACCCCTTGCGGTCATGGACCGCACACGGTCACAGGCAGAGGCAAAGTCAGGGTCTGTCTTACGGTAGTACTCGTAGGTCTTGAGACTTCTGCCTACGGAGTCCATGGCTCGTTGCACAGAGTAGCCCTGCATCAAAAAATCTATAACTTGCTTCTTGATGGCATCGCTTTTGTGGGAAGCAGCGGTAGTTCGTTTTCTTTCCATAGGTTATACCAAGGCGGAATAATGGGAGCCTTGGGCTTATCTCCTAACCAAAGGGCGTAGTCCATACGAAGCCCGAAGGTTAGGGGCTTCTTTATGGGCGACCCTTAGGGGTCGCTGCTTAGCGTTCGGAGGCTCCGGCGATTTCGCCTCCTCACTTATACTATAGGTGTCCAGAAGGGTCCTACCGGACACTTTCTGGTGTGTGATTTACACCACATCCTTACGGATGTAGCAAAAGTGCAGGTCAGAAGGCTATTTACCCCCCACTCAGGGCTATCAAACTTATGTAGGTAGATATATACACACACTGCTCGCCCCAGTTTATAAACCCTGGGGTCTCGCTCATCCACTTGCAAGGCTGTTTGCACAAGCATGCACACCGCTTTGCAGGGCTAGGCATGTGCAAGCACGCACGCAGGGCAGGGCTAGCGGGCGGGGAGGCACTTACTTCCATATCTCCATGCGCCCCGATGTGCATGCAACGCGCCCCGCCCCGCCATGCCTAGCGCCCCGCGTTTAGACATAGGCACGCGGGCACCGCCTCGCCCTAAAGCCGTCTCACTATGTGAGATAGCCGTCTCATAAAAAAAAGTTTGGAGACACGCTCGTTTAGATTTGACATGTTTAGACTGATTCGATTGGATGCGCCCATAACTGAATACTGACGAGGTGGCAAAGCGCCACCCGTAGCGATTAGAACAAGTGTTCTAAGACTGGAGAAGTACCGTGAACCGTGAGACATGGCTAAAGGAACTAGCGAACCGCGCTATTCCCGCCATCACTGCATCCGTCCAATATGCCGAGGAGGAGACCTCGGTGAAACTCTCGTGCGGATTCCCCGCTAAGCAAGGTAAGCGAAATCCCGTGCATGCCTCCCTCGTGCCTCCTACGAACTCGGCAGACTTCTACGCCGAAATCTTCGTGACTCCCGAACTCTCGGCAAAGCGCGAGGTGGCACGGGCAGTTCTTCCCCTACTCGTTGCCGTAGTGACCGGCGATTACCGTCAACATGAGGCTTACCGAACCGCCATCCGCACCCTCGGACTCAAAGGCGAGGAATTGCCGACATGGGCGCGGGAGATTGTCGATAATTTGCCCGCCTACCCTCACGCCTCCCTCACCTTGCCCGAGGTCAAGAAGCAGACTACGCGCCTCCTAAAGGTGGAGTGCGTGCCCTGCAACTACATCGCCCGTGTCTCGCGTGCAACGCTTGACCGTCTAGGCACACCCGTGTGCCCTGCTTGCCATCGCTCATTCACCGAGAACAACTAACCGTCTAAACGACAAGGAGACTGGAATCATGGAAACTTACGGCATCGAACTAGAGGTGTCAGACCTTGCAATATCACGCGCTCAACACCTGCTCAATCAGGCAGGACTGGCATGGCGTGTGAAGATGGACGGCACGCACCATGTGAGCGCCGAGGCAGTTAGCCCAATCCTTGACGGTAGCCGTCTAAACGAGGCACGCACCGCCACGCGAACTCTTCGCATCGGTGGCGCTACCGTGAACAAGCAGTGTGGACTCCATGTGCACCTAGGTGCGGATGAGTACGGCATCGAGGGCATCGCGAAACTCGTGTGGAACTGGAATCTCGCTCACGCGACTATTTCGGCACTCGTTGCCCCGTCCCGCATCGGTAACCGATTCTGCCGAGAGGTGCCACTGGCAGAACTTGATTCATGGGTGGAGACGGTGCGTAACGGCTCAATCCGCAACGCGGGGATTCACGGGCGCTACTACTCGCTCAATCTAAACGCCTACTCAACTCATGGAACGGTGGAGTTCAGACTGCACCACGGCACGCTCAACGGTGCCAAGGTGGAGGCATGGGCTAAGTTCGTAAGCGCCTTAGCGCGATTCTCTCGCACCGGCTTTCTGCTCAATACCGCCGACAACTGGCACCAACCCGAGAACCGTCTAAACAAGGTCGGCGAGTTGCTGGATGGTCTGGTTACCGCCGGTGCACTGGATGAGGTCACCGCCTCATTCCTAAAGGGTAGAGCCGAGGAACTAGCCCGCTAACGCGGGCAGGGGTGGAAAGCGTAGGCGGGTGCAACTCCCGCCCACCCCACGAACGGATAGCGGAAAGCCCGCTACCGTTTAGACAAGAAGGAGACTGGAACATGAAAGTTACACCGCGAGGCTACTTCGTAGCCGGATTCGTAAGCGCACTTCTCATCGGTGCGCTCTGGTATCTCACTTCGCACATCTGGATTCTCGATGGTGCGTACTGTTTAGACACACTGGAGAAATGTCTAGTGGAGCAATCATCAGTGGAGGTCACACCATGACCACCCCGCCAAGTGATGACCGTCTAAACGAACGCGTCATCTGTGGAGACTGCCTCCGCCCCTCGTGTAGAGGGTGCGGAAGGTAGTGTGATAGAATCAACCCCTAACAACTAGCAGACTGGAGAAATAACTATGTGTGGCATCGCTGGCTATTGCCTATCATCGCAAGACCATAAGACCGCAGACATTCACAACCTAGCGAGTCAAATGTTGCTCGACATCGAACACCGAGGCACACACGCCACGGGTTCGGCATGGATTGACCGCAAGAGTGGCGGGCGCATCATCCGCAAGGCACCGCTACCCGCGACTCACTATGTGCGCAAGGCAAACAACCTTTGCCATGGTGCGCAGACTGCAATCATGCACACGCGCTACGCAACGCAAGGCACGCCCAAGAACAACGCCAACAATCATCCCATCCCTCGCGGGCGTATCGTGCTCACTCATAACGGGCACATCAGCAACGACCGCGACCTGTTTAGACAACTTCGTATCAACCGCATCGGTGCTGTTGACTCAGAAGCGGTGACCGCCTTGCTCGCTTTCGGCAACGACCACCCGACCCAACTGCTCACTGAAATGGAGGGCACCGCCTCGCTCGCATGGATTGAGCAAGACAAGCCCGACATCCTGCACCTTGCACGGGTCAACTCATCCCCGCTTTGGATTGGGCAGACTCTCGCAGGCTCGCTCGTGTACGGGTCAACCGAGGACACTATCGAGAACGCATCTATCATGCTGGACTCAGACCTAGCATGGAAGCACTCAGCCAACGAGGGCGAGTACTTCGTGGTCAAGGGTGGCAAGATTGTCGAGTTCGACACCTTCCGTCCCCGCCGTGCTTATTCCGTCAAGCACTGGTGGGAGTACGATGGCTACACCGATGATGAGCAGGAGCAACTCGCCATCTAAGTAACCTCGTCCGGCTCAGCCCCTCGCCACAAGCGGGGGGCTTTGCTGTTTAGACACACGCCGTCGGCAGCAGCAGCGCCACTGTTTAGACACACACACTCTGACGACGAGAAGAGAAGCCACTGTTTAGACAATAAAAAAAAAATCGTTTTTATTTGGAAATGTTCTTGACTTCTGCTTACACATCTGGGAATCTTTGCAAGTGGGAAAGTCCCGCACCGTAAGAGAAAGACTGGACAATGGAATCACTACTCATCTATGCGATGGTGGCACAAGTAGTCACGCTATCGCTACTCATCTACACAACTGTGCAACACGCACGCTTAGAGCGTGCCTATCGTGAACTGTACAAGGTCAACCGCATCAACATCCAACGCCTCGCCAACTCAGCAGAAAGACCATTCTAATGAACGAGTGTTTCGTATGCGGGGATGATGCAACATTCATCAAAGAAAATGGCGGGCATTACATGTGCCGTCAGTGTATCCACGATGGAAAGGACTTAGAGTAATGAACGAGTATGAAGTGAAGGTTACTTACACCGCTTATGTGGGTGTTGA